GTCATACGTACTACACCTTTAATAATAGTATCCATAGCTTTTTCAAAAGGGTCTGTATTAAAAGCTAAATCAATTTGCTCTTCAGCCAAGTTTTATTCCTTCAGTTTCTTTTCTTATAAACTCATAATCGCTAAAAGGTAACTTTTCAAGATATTCTACTGTCAAAGCCCCTTGCGTTTTCATTCCCATTGCTATGCTTTCTAAATAAAGCATTTTTCTATCAAAATCTATATATTCCGCGCTCGGCAATAACCAAAATGCTCCGCCCTCAATGCCGAGTCTTAATTCTTTACTAACTGGAGAGCGGAAGCGAAAAAATTTGCAGTATTTAAATGCTCCTGCCATTCTTTGCCACAAAACATACATCGCTTTGTAATCTTAGTTTGATATCCATAACTATTAAATTCTTTAGTTATTTTATTTATATCTCGTATATTTCGATATTTCTCAAATATATAGTCGCCCCATGTATTTCTGAATGTGCTATCTATAACTTGGCCATTTATTGACTCTATGCATTTAGAAAATACATCATATTGTAATCTTATCCTATCCCTATCTGAGAACTTCGCACATGCTTGTATATAATCTTCCATAGTAGCATGTCTAAAACCTATTGTTTTAACATCATATAATAACTCATCTTTTTTTGTCTTTATTTCAAAACTATCTGATAAATCAATTTCAAAATAATCTTCAGTTTCAAGATAATTAATTTCAAGATCACTTATTCTATCTCTTGTATCACTAGTAGATGTTTCCTCTGCAATTATTTGCTCTCCACATCTAGGGCAGTTATAAACACCCTCAACAAAATCAACACCATCATATATAAGCAATAAGGCTTGTATATAGAGATACTCTGCTGATTTATATTTTAGATGTCTACAAATTGTTCTAATTTCATTCGTATTATCAATCTCTTTTTCCCCTGATAACCTAGATATACTACCCGCAACAAAATTATATATTGCAGAATAAATATTGCCTTGTTTTATTATTTTTGCGGTATCTGCAATAATTCCGCCTGTTGGCTGTATAACCTCAGCTTCAGTATACTTAGAACTTCCGTATATTATTGGTAATGGAAGTTTCATAAAACCCTCCTTTTATATAAATAGATAGGCAGTATCTATTTTATAATCTTTCTATTGTTTTACCTTCATTATTAAGAAGATAAACATCTTCATTCCAACGAAAACAAGCAATATAATAAGGTTTTTCACTTAAAATACTACTTAGTTTTAACAATTTAAATCCCCAATATTTTTTATCTCCATTATCATCAGTCCCTTTTTGAGACAATATTTCATTATCATCCCATATACATTCATCAACTTTAAATATTGAAGAATCAATTATTTTTCTTCTGCCATCTTTATCACAGTTTTCTGTTAATCCACATATTTCTAAATACTTATATTCATTTTTATCAGAAATATCTGTTTTCTGCACTATGGCATAATCATTAGGATCGGAAACCTCAACCTTAGTTATACCATCAAAAAAAACCCAATCATAAAATTCTTTCTTTCTAATCTTTAAAATCATTATACCTCCTAAATATCTATCTGCCTATCTATAATTTTTAAGCTATTGGTAAAATTTCTACTGGATATAAAGTAAACTCTACTTGTGCGTAAGTAGGACTTTCAGATGCATATTCAGGTATTTTAGCATTACCTAATTCACATTGTGACATCAAAAGTCTATTATACTCTGTCCCAGTTCCGTCATACTCAATAACGCTTACATCTTTAATCTCTCGGTCTTCCCTCCATGTCTTTAGAAATACTAAAGTAGGATCATCTCTACGAATTAAAAAAGTCATAGGGATTGGTGCTAATTTCTCTACTCCCGCCAATATAGTTACTATTCTATCAAATGTAGGAACTTCTACGGAAATATCCTCTTGATTTATTTCCCCAAACTTAACAAGTTCTTTTAATTCAGTTCCTTCAGCTTTTATTTTGACCTTACGAGCCATTCTATTTTCTTGGATAAATCTACCCTCCACTCATTTTAAATGAGATTATTTATTTTTTATCCCTCTAAAGAATATTGTAATATTTCATATTCTCTTTTAGGAGAATAAAAACTTTGATCTCTATACCAGAGTAAAAAGTCTTTATTATTTTTAGATAAATTACATTTTTTACAAGCTCCAAATACATTATTATATATATTTAAACCTTTCTTGCTAATAGGAATTAAATGTTCCATGGTTAATTTCTTATCTTTTTTACAATAACAGCAACCATTAAAAATATTTAATCTTTTTATAAGATCATCGTAACTAATCTTGCCTTTTATATTATTTCTTCTTTTCTGAGCTATTAAATTTTTTCTTAGAGAATTATTCTTTCTCCATTGTTTATCATATTTAGATATTCTTTCTTTATTATTCTCTTTCCATTTTTTATTCAAATTAATACATTTTTCCATATTATTTTCTCTATATTCTTTTGTTCTTTTATTTTCTACTTCCTTATTTTTCTCATAGCTCTTTTTCTTTATTTCTTTTGTTCTTTCTTTTCCAATTTTCTTATTTATTTGATATTTTCTTTTCCATTTGCATACATCAGAACAAGTTATTTTATTATTATTCATAGGTATGAATTCGTTATTACAAACAACACATATTTTAACTTTATTTTGATGCAACATTATAATATTAGCTCCTTAACCACAATCCAGTTCTAACATATATGCTTTCTGCTGGTGCTGGAAATGTAAAGTAAATGTCAATACTCCTCTCTCCTGCATTTATACTTGTCTGTGGATTGTTATTTATATCAGCTATAACCTGAACATGGTCTACAAACTTTGTTAGACTTCCATCTGTATTTTGAGATTGTCCAAAAGTTTCACCTGTTCTTACACTTCCTGTAGAACCTCTTAACCAAAGATTATACATAAACTGATTAACGGCATCTCCATCTTCTTTAATTCTTTCAAAACTATTAGGCTGATTTTCTGATCCTTGTAAACTATCAACACCTGATATCTTTATATATTCTCTCATAACAATGGCATTAAAATATCTAAACTCTAGTGATGTGGACGGAGTTCTAAAGTTTCTTATTATATAACCATATCCATTAACAAAACGTATTAAGTTAATTCCTGCATCTGCTAGATCAGTCCTATCATCATCATCAAGATCAATCGTGTTATCATTGTCTATCCCCTCGACCCCAAATAATGGAGTATCTTTTTGTGGAATAAAATGTATACCTTTAGTTTCAATTGTTCTTATAACACACCCCATTACAAAACCCACATTTGGGATAACTCTCTTTGGAGCTAAAGCACTTGTAGCAAATGGATCAGTAATCCTTATCCAATCAGCACATGCTACTCCGAGAACATCATCACTTCTTTGTAAATTATTACCAAGTACTATCAATTGCGCTTTTGTCTGATCCTGTGGAAGTACATATATAACCTTAGGATTATCTTCTCTCCCTTGACAATATGTTTCTATTGCAATTTGTATTGCAGCTGTTGAAGTTTCTGGATTACAAATAAATCTAAAAGGTAGTTCATCCATTTTTGTTAAATCTCTTGACCAATGAGCTGAAGTAGTAGCTGCCGTTCCATCTGCACCACTTGTAAGATATGTAACACTTGTTACATCACTTGGAAATGCTGCTAATGGAGTAGCTGGAGTTACAGCCCCCCTAGTTACATCTATCCATTTAGATGTCGCAAAAATATTTTCAATATAATAATCAGTTACTAAACTATTTAAAGCACAATAAACTTTACCTAAATCCTTATCAACTTCATTTACTATGCCATTTATATCTTTTCTCCATACTCTAAGTCTAATACCCATAACACTTACAGCATCACCTATAGCAAGTGTGGAAGTACCTGCTCCATCTAATTGTGCGTCTGTCCAAGTTATAGATTTTGCTGATTCATCAACTGCCGTAACTACATGATATACAGTTGCTCCTACACCTCCTGTAAGAACTATTTTTACAGTATCACCAATCTTTATATCTGAGACGCTTGTAAGATTTATTGTGTAAACTGTAGCTGCTGCCGTTGCTGTTGCTGTAGTTGCAAATCTATCACCATTTGTAAGTGTATAACCTGTCCTGTTGCCTGATATGCCGTATTCATAAGCACCATTTGACTTATATTGATAAGCAGCCTTCAAAGTTAATGCTGTTTCTGGTGTTTGATCTACAATAGTGGCACTTGCTATTACTCCATCTATTGCACTTCCTGTATATCCCACATGAGATTTAATATAAAGCTTTGCTCTTACATCGCCTACATTGTTAAAAAAAGCATCTACAGTTTCACTCCCATACCAGCTTGAACTTATATCATAGCCGAATATTTCTTGCTTTTCAGTAATCCCATTAACAACAAAGGCTTTATCATATTTCCTTTCAAATTGTCCTACTACTGCCCCTATTGAAAAATCAGACGGCTCTATTGTCTTAGATTTTCTGGTAGACAGATTATCACCATGCACACCTAATTTTCTACTCATTTTTTAACCTCCTGTACCATGACATAGTCATAGCATATTTGAAAATCTTTAGAGTTAATCTGATTTTCATCTAATTGTATTGAATCCCCTTCTTTATTTCGAGGCTCTAATCTAAACCAATCATTAACAATATGGAACTCATAAGGTCTATTTTCCTTATTAGTAACTAAATATTGTTTGACCTTTTTTTCTCTCTTTTGCTTTTCTTCTTTTGGTTTCTCTTCTATTATCTCATTTAATTCTTGATCCATTCTATTGCTCCTCTATGTTTAATGTTGTAGTTACTGTAGTTGTATTTGGTAATACAGTTCTATCAACAAAATATTCTTTAGTCTCTATTGTCATCACATAAGTAATTTTTGGATATATTTCAGTGACATCATCAAAATCTTGGAATACTGGCTCTGTGCCAAAGTACACATCAAATTTTTTACCATTTATCCATAAAGTTTCAGTTGCTATAAACTTTCTTACTACCTCACTTAAATCTGCTAATATCTCATTATGTCTAGATATACAGTCAAGATTTATTTCCCATCTTAATATCTGAGGCTTTACTCTCTGACTTACGGTTCTATCAGTTATATAACTGTCATAGTCATATTCAATCTTTGCACTTCTATCAAACTTAGGTGCTAAATTGCTTATAAATATAGACGGTATAGATATTTCTCTTTGCATTCCATCTGCTATTATAGCAGGATGAATATAGCAATTAGCATCTGTATAATCATTTAAAATAGTTTTACCATCATACATGCTGGTCATTTTGTAATCAATCTCATTTCCATGCCATAGTTGATGTATTTCGTTATTAACCCCATCGTCTATTTTTATACATGCATACTTTTCTATATAAGGATCATTTGCATTAAAATATAATTCATCGTCTCCTGTACTTGCTGATATAGTTTGAACACTATAACCATTTCCGAGTATGCTATCTCGTTTAGACTCTAAAGCTGTTTTCAAAGAGCTAAATATATCATAAGGCAATTGATCTTTACTTACTACACACCAACTTAAAACTAGATAGTCTTCACTTGTATGATTACACATTATCTGTATTCTATCTATGCTGGTTAAATCTGATATATCAAATGTAACCGCCTGTAAACTCTTAAAGGTTGGCATCATGTAATAATCCATTGTAGAATTAAATCTAATCTTATAATTAAAATCAGTTATATCGTTATATTCCCACCCAGCATTACCAAGTCTATTAGATGCTACGCTTAATGTTAGCTCTTCATAATTAGTTACATCAATTGCAGTAAAAGCCTTAGTAAGAGTTTCACCTGAGCCATTATTACTATGTAATATCAAAGAACCACTTAAATTATTTGCTATGAACTCACTTATTTGATTAACTCTACTTACTTCAAATACTGAATCATCACTTGCAACCCAACCACTACTTGAAGTAAAATTCTCAACTGTTAAGTTCATTTACCAATAATCCTTTTAAAGTTATTTACTCCCTCATTCCAATATTTATATAAAGTTTTTGCTAACAACGAAATATTAGGCCTATCTTGTATTGACTGTATTGCATTTCTAAAAGCAGGCCTAGCCTTTATAAATATTAAAGCTCTTCCCGTATCTATTACCATTCCAAACTCATGTACAAAAAATAAAGTCTTAAGTTTTACTTTCCCTGAATGATGATATTTTGAGCTAGGCCTTATACGATATTTACCATTCTTTAGTTTCCTTAAAATTAACATTTCACTATAACTACGATCCCCACCTCTACCATATAAGGGGGCTTCAGGATTTGGATATCCTTTCCTTTTCTTTTGATCTATAGTTGACTGTTTTAATCTTGCTAATCCAAAGGAGTCATTTTTAATACCTTTAGTAAAAGCATTCATAGTTTTTTCTGCTATCTTCTTAGTAGTTGCCTCTGCGTAATTATCCAAGAACACTTCTGAGTTTTTGAATCGTGTTATAAATACTTCTTTTACTCTTTGCGTATTATTAAACATCATTTCTTTTGACCCTGCTTTATCTTTTCCCTATACTCTTTTTCTTTTTTTTCATATATAGGTTTCATTTTTTCATATTGCTTTGTTGCTATATAATCTAATTTTTCCGATATAGTTTCTGGATTTTCTTTTACTCTGCCTTTTGCATTTTTTGCTTGATTACTAATCCATTGATAAGTAGTTTGAAATTCTTTACTTCCAAAATCTTGATCTTCAAAAGTTTTTGTATTTCTATCTACCCAATTATTTAAATCTTCTTTTGTTGCATTATTAAATGTTATCTTTTCTTTTTTATTGTCTGTTTCTTTTGGCCGATCAACTCCTTTAGAAGGTTGTTCACCAGTTGTTACTCTTTGCCATTTACCATTAGGCATTTTCTTATAATTTACTCCTCCCCAATTTCGGGTTGTTCCTACTGGAAGAGCCTTTAAACATAAACTAATTAAATTTTTTAATTCATTCATTTTTTTAACCCAAATACTATATATATTCCATTGTTTCCTATATAATCAGTTAAAGTTTTCTCTTTAATCTGATATACGTTCCCATTTAGATGTACCGTACTTCGCATTATCTCTATATCATCATAAGTGTAGCCTTCATCTATCCAATCCTGCGTTGCAGTATGTATAACAACTTCTACATCTTCTCTTAAGCCTATTTTTTCAAGAAATTGTCTTGAAGGTGAAAATGTTACCGGGAAAGCCTTAATCATTATATTTTCACTCTGCGTTTTTTGTTTGATACTATTATATATATCTCTTGTAACTTGATCTTCATCTCTCAATATAAACTCTATATACTGTCCTTCACAATTAACTATTGACTGTGCATCTTTTAAAGCATTACATCTTTGAGCAAATCTATAAGGTACTAAGTCAGTAAATATTATATTACCTGCATAATCAGCCAAAGCAGCTTTTGTAAGTTCTATATCAGTTGTATCAGTTATACTATCTATCTTTGTAAAAACTGGAAGGTTAGAATTATAAGCAAATAAACCAGCTCTAAGCTTTCTAGTATTACTTAATACTGCCGTTGTTGAATCTTCTGTTAATGTAGTAGATAATGTATATTCCACTATAATACCGCCGTTAAATAATCGTCTATTGCTGTTAATCCCATTCTCATAAAATCATTTCTTGCATTTGTATATTTCCCTAATTCTCCATAACTCCTAGAATAACCCTGTACACTTAAATCACCACCACCAGTTCTACCTTCCAGTTGTGCTAATATCTTTTCACATGTAAGATATTTTATTGCTTCATTTAATGCTGTTGGTATCGTATCATACCCAGCCTGGTAAGTTACTCTAATATTCTGATCTCCTTTAGGAAATACTGGAGTATTTACATCAAGACTAAAATCATTCTTTAATGCCTTTATAATTCCTTCGTCTGCTATTAGCACAAATGAACTTACTGCGATTGATCCAGTTACATTTACGCGATCAATATATTCAACTTTTGTCAAAGATATTACAGGCTTTCTATTTAATATCAATACATTAGAATTATTGCCATCATAATACTCAATAATTTCCTCTTCGCCTGTAAGTGATAATCCTGTTTTACCCTCTATCCATGGCACTATATAATTATCTCTTTTATTCTCAATCCATGTATCTGTAATTAAACCATTCTCTATTTCGCAAAAACCTTCAAGTTCCGCTTTTATCTGTGTAGCTGTTGGTGCTGCCATTTAAACCTCTATACAAAAGCTAAAGTTCCGCCATTTATTACTCTATAACCAAATATAATATTTAAAGTAATATCTAATATAGTATTAGTTGTAAAATTAAATCTAATATAATTATTAACTCCATTTTTTGCTGTAATAATAAAAGGTTGTCCTATATCTTCAATAGTCACATCTGTTAATCTGTTTTCTGTAGGATTGTGTAAAATCATCTCTTCAGTTGTATCTAAAATTTTTGAGAAAAAAGCATTAGCAACTAAACCTGAAAAATCTGCTGTATTTGCTGTAATTAACTTAGAATTAGTCCCATCCCATATATCACCATAAACATTTTCCATATTAGTAGCTGCTATTACCTCTGTAACTTCTGCCCATTGATTAACTATTTGTATAGTGCCTGTAAATTGTAATACATTATAATTTACCGTTTCATTATTAGCCTGTATATGAAATGATTTTTGTATATATCTTATATCCCTTTTTTTAGCATTCCAAACTGCCATTTTATATCCTTAATTAAAATGTAAATCTACTAAAGCTAATCCTGCCCCAGTTCTACTTTCACAAACATGTCCTATTTCAAAAAAATGCTTATCAGTTGAAAATGGACTTGTCGGTACTGCTTCACTTAACGCTTGACCAGTTACATAACTACCACCATCAGCCGTTAAGAATCCACGTGCTAAATGTCCTCGTGTCGTATTTCCTACAAAATATACATAAGCTTTACCACTAACTACAACCCAAGCATAATCTCCATCAGCTATTCCAGAATCTAAAAAAACACCAATTGGATTTGGTACATCTTTAACTATTTTTTTAACAGCATTATCTATAGCTGTTGCATCATAGGACGTTACAACTTCACCCTTTACTGTAGTCCCACCAGTTTTATTTAGCATTTTAATTGCTATACCACCTTCAGTAGTTAATCTTACATTAGCATTACCTATAAAGCTCTTCCATATACTCATTATTGCATCCTAACTTCTATTTTAGTCGTGCCACTTACGTTAACATGTCTAATAGCTGTTACAGGTACACAACTATCTTGAGAAGTTGTTGAAACAGTTCCTAAAGTCCAATCGACCCAAACTTCACTTGTTCCTGCTTTTACAGTTCCTAATAAACTATTAGAAGTTTGAACTTTTCCTGAGCTTGCAGCATCACACCATAATGTAACAGAAATATTATTGCATCCAGCAGGAATAATAATTGAGACCCCATTGCCTGGTGACGCTAGAGTCTCAGTATATTCCCACGCTTTTTCTTCTTGCTCTGATATAGGTTCTACATTTACTATATCTGGGAATATGTATGCCATAACTTACCTCTTTATTTTTTATTGTCTTCTAATATCTCTGGTTTTTTTATTTCTTTTTTTAAATCTTTCACTATTGGTTTGCCAAATTTTTTTGACATTTCTTCTGCTTCTTCAAAAAATTTCTTTTCTAAATCATTCATATTTACTCCTTATGATGCATTATGATTATCTGCTGCACCTGTGCCAGCGTCCGTTACTGGAGTTGTAGCTTGAACCCAGTTATCAGCAACAAGAACATAAGCTCCTGCACTTTCTTGATGAATTCCAACTGTAGCTGTACCAATAACATAATTATGTGCTATAATTGAACCATCAGCAGCCCCACATATAGTTCCTGTAGGAACATAAATTCCTTTTCCTCCAGCCGAAGCAACATGATTGCCTATAACCTGAGAATTTCTAAACCATGTAGTTCCATCTGTGCCTACTTTAATCTCTGCTGTAACATGCCCCATAACTCTATTGCCTGAAATTATAGAATTTCTACAATCCGCCCATTGGATACCATAAGTAGCATTCGTTTCATCGCCATCCATGAAACAATCATGTACCCAACAACCGTCTCCAGGTGTCGGTACATATAAAGTAGGAATAGCTGCAGCATTATGTATTTGCAAATTTGCTATTTCAATTCCTGCTCCTGTAAAACCAACAACACATGTAGTGGTAACAGCCTCATCTTTGTTAATTACTACACCATAATCAACATTACCTATATTGTAAGCTGTGCCAATTAAATGAATATTATATCCACTAAAAAGTATTTGTTCGTTATATACTCCTGGTGCTACAAATACATACTTATGATGTCCTACTGAACTATCTATAGTAGTTGTGCCATTCAAATATCTTGCTTTATTTAAAGCATATTGAATTGTTTTAAATGCAGTTTCCCAACTATAACCATCATTATTATTATTTCCGTTAATACCATCTACATAATATTTGTCATTAGGCCTAAATCCTACATCTTTTATAAGAGCTTGTCTTAATTTCAAACCAGCTCCATAATATTGTAAAGCAGGAGAACTGTCCTGTAGCGCAAACGCCTCCTGTTCACTTAAATAATCATTATAATTACTCATCTTTTAGCTCCTTTATAAATATAAAA